TTAGGTGTTGAGTACTATCTGTATGCCGGGACAATCATAGAAGACACAAGACCATTCTGCTCTGCAAGGACAGGCAGATTCTTTACTACTGAACAGGTAAGGGATTGGGCTAACCTAAAAGGCTGGCAAGGGAGAATGTCAGGGACTAATGCAAACACAATATTTATCTACAGAGGTGGATACAATTGCAGGCATCAACTATGGCCTGTGTCTCAAGAGCAATATGAGTCAGCCAAGGAAGCTGGCAGAACCGGAGTCAAGTAATTACATTAAGCCTACAAGGACTTATCATAATTAAGTAAGTCTGAAATTGGAAGCAGATGCTTTTGCTCCACTACAATTCTAAGGCCATGCCCAAGGTCTTTTACTTCAGAAACCGAGTCAATCAATTGCTTTTCGATATAGCCTAATATCTGAACTAATAAATCAGGCTCTGAGCAATAGCAAAGGACAAATAAGTCAGCAGCAATTTCCTTTTTATTATTAAAGACAAGCCTGCCAGTCTTATACTTTGTGGACTTCACTTGGACATTATGTTTGCCTAAGTAGATATCAGTTTCTCCTCCATCACCTTGAAGGTTTATTGTTGTATCAAAGGGCAACCCAAGGTATTTGGCTACAGCATACTCACCCATTACACCGAGCATGTCTGCTTGTTCTTGAGTGTTTCCCCATCTTGAAACAGAATGTCTGTTAGGTTTGACAATGTCTTTAAGATAATGTCTGCCTGATGCTAATACCTTGAGAAATTTGATTTCTCTATCCGTAAATTTAATCGACACTTCATAAATCAGTTTGCAATAATAAGGCAAAAAAAAGGATATTTGGGTATGAAAAAAGCAAAAAGTGCTGGTAATTCGCCTGTTAAAATAACCTTTGGCAAAAGAAGGGAGGGCAAGCATTCAAAGAGCAGAAAGCCTAAAGGAGGCAGGGCTAAGAAATATATTGGACAAGGAAGATAATGGCAGAGAAGAAGTTTAAGGCTAAGGTGAATGGCAAGACTGTCAAGTTCGGGGCTAAGGGTTATTCCATTGCTCCTGGCACACCGAAAGGTGATTCCTATTGTGCGAGATCAGCAGGCATTAAGAAGTGTGCAAAGCCACCATGTGCTAATGACCTTAGCAGGCAGGCTTGGGGATGTGTAGGCAAGAAATCGGTTAAAAGTGCTGCCAAGAAATTCAAAAGGAATTAATAACTTTACATCATGCAACTCAAGCATTTTAAACTTGCTGAATTTGATTCACCTGATGCTCCTGGTTCAGGGGCTAATATGAAGCCTGAGTTCTTGCAAAGGCTTGACAATGCTCGGTCAATTGCTAAGATTCCTTTTGGAATCAACTCAGGATTCAGGACAAAGGCTCATAATGCTAAGGTTGGAGGGGTTGATTCAAGTAGTCATACACAAGGGTGGGCAGCAGACATTGCTTGCAAAGATGGGGCTAAGAGATGGCTTATAATTAATGCTCTTCTCAAATCCGGTATAAACAGGATAGGGGTTTCATCAAGCTTCATTCATGCTGATTGTGACCCGACTAAGCCTGCCAATGTTATTTGGACTTACTAATGACAGCAGAACTAAAGGAGGAATTGGTAAAGTTTGGCTTTGACCTTCCAGCTTATGGAGCAATCATGCTTACTAAGATTGCAGATGTGAACACAAGCAATTTCTCAGATGCAGAAAACTACATGTATGATCATGGCTGGCTTTGGCTTCTTGTTCTCCGGTTTGGAAATGTGATTTGGGATTTGCACCATAAGTTAAGCAAGCAGATTACTGTTCAGATAGATGGGCAGTCCGTTAAGATTAGTGGGTATGGTAAGATATTAAGAGAAATTAAAAAGTTACTCAAATGAGAAAAACAGATACACTTTTACTGCTTGTTTTTTTTCTAATTTACATAGCGTTTGATCGTTATAGTGCTTATGATGTTGAGGGAAGAATCAGTGATGACATTCAGTACTTGGCTAAGACAACGCTCAACACGAACCTTGATGTGGCAAATGTTAATTCAAGAATTGACAGTCTGCATTTACAGAATCAAGCATTGGCTGAGACTGTCTTATATTTGGATTCATGCCTTCAGAACAAGACACAAAAAGCAGACAGAGCAGAACGAAGAGGCAAGTTCGTGGGAGGACTAATCAAAGGTCTGTTTCCGGGCATTTGAACTCACACCTATACTCCAAGAGGATGCAAGTCTATGCTTACACTTGCACCTCGGTTGTTTTAGTAGGCATGCTTCTTGGCACTGGGTATTTGTATCAGGTAGAGAAAGTAAGTGCATCTGACAGCGTACTGATGTTCATTCTTGGTCAGGTACTCGGTGCTTGGGTAGCTTTAACCAATAAGATTTTCCGCATTACTACACCTGCAATTTCTCAAGAAACCTAACTAACTTGCGCTTATGAATTGCTTGCAGAATTACATCGGTCTTCATGGTTGCACGGCTGATGTGCCATTGTCAGGAGTCTATATCAATGATTATCCTGGTATGAGTTCAGAACTCATGGAAAAGATTGCGACTCCTGAGCAAGCCTCTTACATAGGCATGTGGAACTCTGCTCAGGCTGTTGGATATGTAAGAATCAAAAGAGACATTCAACTTGCCTTATTCCAATCCGCAGAGGCGCAGCTTGATCAAGTCTTGTTTCAGACAAGCAAGAACTTTGTCCAGCAGTGGCAACAGATTCAAACTGTTCCTCAAGAGGCAATCTTAAAAGGAGCATTCGTAAGCATTCAAGGAAGCAAGTATCTTAGCATTCGGATTAAACAATTGTTTGTCTATAATGCTGGAAGTACAGTTGTTACTGCATGTCCTTGGTACATCTATCAGACTCAGGATGGAAGCATATTAGACCAAGGGACTTACGACATGCAACCAGGCATGAATTATGTTCCTATCAATAATGAGTTTTACTCAGACTTCGACAAGATCAACATCATGGCTGCTGTTGATTGCACCAACTTGGAAACAACAACAGGAATGTTTATTGATTGGGGTTGGAATCAGATGGATCTTGAATGTGCTACTCGTTTCACTTACCTATGGCGCAATGGATGGAGCATCTTCCCTGTGACTGCTCCTTTAGGTTATGGCTTTGGAGATAGCTGGAGTCAGGACAATAGCCAATCAGGTGTCTACATGGATGCTCAATTGCTCTGCTCACTTGATAGCTTTATATGCCAGCAGAAAGAGTTTCTTGTTGATGCTTGGGCTAATCTTCTCTGCTATCAGATTCTTTGGGCTAAGGTTGCAAGTCCAAGGGCTAACTACTTTAGCCAAGGCAACAGAGAGTTCACAGAGAGAGCTATGGCTACCTTCCTTGATGGTTACAATCAGAGCCTCGCAATTTGGGCAAGACAATTGAATCTAAGAGGAGAAGGCTTATGCTTTAATTGTGACAATGCCGGATTGATTCAGCAGGGATTTGTTAGACCATAGAATGCAGTAATCAACGGCAATTATATTCGAAAGGGTATAATTTGTGCAATTAAGCTCAAACTATATCCTAAAGGGTATAATTAAAACTTGTGTGCTTGCTCAACTGCTCGGTTGAGATACCACTGAGCCTTTTTTAAGTCTTCAATCTTGCTTCCCTTCTTCCCTGCTCTGCTAATGTACTTAACTACATTGCCTAAGTGGAAGTCAAGCTCCCATGCTTCAATCACTTTGATTGCCTCATAGGTGTTATCCTCTCCACCATAATGCTGAGGATGGTCAATTAATACATTAGGCTTATGTGTAGTCTCTGCCCCGAAATAATCTGTAATTGCGCCCATAGTTACCAAGAATAAAAAAGTGGTTTAGGATCATCGATGTCATTCATAGTTGTAAGCCTAAAGTCATCAATTGATTTGTAAAGTTTTCCATTGTGAAGATAGCCTGCAATCCTTGGTCTTGACCTCATGTTTATTAGTTCAGCCTTAATTAAGACATCATTGCAATCAATGTGACCCTCATGGTCAATTATCCAGTCAATCAGTTCCTGAAGCTGAGTTGGTTGCATGTACAAATGTATAATTATTTATCATCATCTTTAAAAAGAGACACAACCAATGCACCTATTGCAGCAGATGCAACAGCTATGGTTTTCCAAACTGACTTAGAGGCTTTCTCTTCTACCTTGATTGATTCAATCTCTTTGATTCTATCCCTGTAATGGTTTATATCCTTCTCAAGGTTTTGAATCCTTAGGAGTAAGTCTTTGTTCTGATCAAGCAATTCGACAATCTCTTGCTCATTAATGAGCCTAAGTTCCTCAAGTTCTTCAATGCTGATGTAAGGCTTGCTCATTTGCAATCAACGGATAATATTTTAGTCACTAATGTATCCCCTAATATAAACCTCTGCACATTGACTTGGTTGCCTATCCAAGAATTGTTTGGGCCACAGGAGTAGTAACTGCTTGAGGTGGTCTTTGGGTAGCCAGTGCGAGCCGGATAGTAATCTTCAGAAAGCATCTGTGTGCAGTTTTGGCAATCATCCTTCTTGCAAGAGATAATCAAAACACAAAGCATTAATAATTTAATTGCTTTGACCATTGACAATGTCTTTAAGTTGATTTATAATGCTTCCTTGAGTATCTCCATAAAACCAATCGCATGTAAATTGTAGATCTTCATCCAGCTTGCCTGGAACATTGACAAAGTAGGACTGTCTATGTTCATTAGGCTTAGAAGTAAACCTATCACATTGGTCTTTGATTGGGCAATCTGTGCCATCGCACATGGTAATGTCAGCCATTATTAATTATTTAGTTGCTGGTGAGGGATTCGAACTCTCATCTGCCGATTATGAGTCAGCCTGTTACCAATTACACCAACCAGCATAAGCCTTACTTATCGTTAAGTTTTAGCTTCTTTAATTCCTCTTTTTTAGTTTCCTCTTGAATGCAGTAATCTCTTATAATCTTTCTCAGCACCATTGCTGCTGATTGCTGACCAACTGCCACAAGCCATCGGTCTTTCTCTTCATCCGTGCAGCTTGCTGTAATTTTATTATAAAGTCTCTCCTTAGCCATGTTATTTGAATTTAGATGTTGAATTTTTGCCTCCAATATGCTTTACATAGCCTCTAAGCAATGAAGCTGCCCGAAAGCCATGCTCTAAGTATTTAGCATTTGCATCCATCTCTGACTTGCATGGGTTCTTTGGGTCAAAATAAGTGAAGTCACTAAACTTACCTACCTCCTTATAATCCTTTAGCCTACGAAGACCAGGATTCCAAGTAAAGCCATGCCAAGTGGATCGGTAATTAAGTTTAAGCAAATTATATCTTGTTCTTTCTTTTGTGGACAATGGATGTCCAATTACTGGATGACCATTGCGGTCAGAAGGATACCTGAGCCACACACAAGCAATTGAATAATTGTCTTTCAATACTTGCTTAGAAGCTTGTATGAACCCATAACAATCAAACTCCCAATCATCCTCGCAGTGGAAAATGTAATCAGTCTCAACAAGTGCATACATCTTATCAATTGCTTCTACTTGTCCAACATTCTCAGAGAATAACCAAATTGGCATTTGCTTCCACTGCTCATAGACACATTGATCTAATAGCCTCCTGAACTCAGAAGGCACAGAGCCTGAATCCTCATGAATTATAAACTCATAAGGAGGCACATCATCCCAAAACTGCATTAGGCTTATGACTGTCTTTTCAAGAAGGTCAAACCTCTTGTAAGAAGTAAGGCAGATAGTTACATTACTTGAAGACATATGCCACAAATTTAATAATTAGCAATGAAGCTAAGATTAGGTAGACTGAATATGTAAAGCCTACTATTACTGCTTTTCTAAGCAGGTCTTTAATTTCCCGATTCATTCTCCAAAAAATAAAGGTTATCAATCAGCACTAATTTAGTGCCTTTTTTAAATTGTTTTAACTGACCTCCGAAGGCTCTTACCTGGCAATCATATTGACCCTTATTAATGTGAATGCCGTAGATCATCATTGAGAATGGATGGGCATTTAAGGTGTATGATATGCGGAATTCACTACCCAATTCATAAACTACAACATTACCACCATACCGGTAAACTGCCTCTTGAATCTCTTTTAGGTCTTCTGTAAATAGGTCAATGAATATTCCATCCATGACATCTATTACTTTTGCTTTTTGTGTATTCATTTTTTTTTTGGTTTTGTTTTAAAGTAAAAATGGGAGGCAAACCTCCCGTTTAAAATTATTTTCTAAATGTTACTTTTGGCTGTTTTCCTTCGCTTTCTTTAAGATTAAATCCAGTTAATGTTACTTGGTCTCCAGCTATTGTATAGCCTAACCAATTTTCTGTTTTAAGATCAAAATTCATTTCATGACCATAATGTCCTGATGTGTAAAAATCTTTTACTAAAAATCTTATGTTTAAATCCTTGTCTGCTATTTTTTGCAAATTTTCCAATTGCTTAATCAATTCTGAAATTTTCATGCTTTTGTTTTTTTTGGTTAGATTTGAATGCAATACTAAGACATTGCTTTTTTATCTGCAAATATATTTTAAGAATTATGCCAGTTTATGATTCTACATCTGCTTTCCTGAGGCAACAATTTAAGAACTTTAAGGAGGCCTCGCAGGCTAATAAGGTTCTGCGAGCTGCTGCTGTTTATGCTGCTCCGGCAGTTCAGAGCAGGGTGCAACAGGATGGACAAAAGTCTGATGGTGGGCAGATAGGTCAATATGGGCAAAGAGTTATTCCTTCAGCATTTGGTAAGGCTCAATCCTTTGCCAATAAGAGAAGATTAAAAACCTTATCAAGCACAGATAGCTATAAGCAATTGAGGCAAAAGTTAGGATTGCAGACTGCTTACATTGACTTTACATTCTCCGGAGATATGTGGAAATCTTGGAGGCCAGTGCCAATCTCTGATACTGCCTATGGTGTTACATTTGTCTCTGCTGAACAATTAGCCATTGCCAATAGTCTTGAAAGCAGATTTGGTATTACCTTTGAACTTTCAAAAAAAGAATTGGAGCAAAGTCTTCAAACTATTAACAGGCTTGCCATTCAATACTTGAGCAGATGACATTAACCAAGGTAACCGTAGAGAGTGCAATTGCTGACTTGTGCAATAATTTGGCTGCAACTTACCCCGGCAATCAGATGCTTAATTACGGTGAAGCAGTTGAGAGCATCATTGAAAATCAGGCTGGCAATTATGTGACTAAGGATGGAGTAACTTACTGCGCTGTTAATGATGGCTACAAGCTTGTTATATTCTTGGTCAGGGAATCAGCATCAGTCCAGCAACAGCCAGCTGGAGGCAGAGCCAATAGCCTACTTAGGACAGTAACAATTAAGTTGGTTGCAAACACAACCTTAGAAAGTGCAGAGTTTGCAATCACATCAATTATCAACCGAACAAAAGGAATAACATACGAATCCACAGATTATGATTCAAAGGCAATCGCCAGACAATTCTTCGGCCTTGAGGAAAGGAATTTCGAAACAGAATTCTTCACAATCAATCTCTCAGTCACAGAGAGAATCAATTGTGAGGTTGCCTGTTGATGCAATCTATTACATAAGCCTAAGAAGCACTCCAAGGAGAAAGCTTGATATGATCAAGCATCTTAAGACCATTGGTTTAGTTGATAAGCATGGCAATGAGGCTCAGTGTCATGTTGCCAATGATGGCAACTTTATCAAGCATCGCATTGACAACAGCCTTAAGATTAAAAATAAGAGGCCTAAAATGAGCCTGTCAGAAATTGGATGCTGTGCCTCTCATAGAGAGGTTTGGCAAAAGCAAATTGACCAGGGGCTTGAATATGTGCTTGTGCTTGAAGATGATGCTCGCTTTGAATTGGATAAGCTTATTCAACTATCGACAAACTGGAGACAGTTGCCTGAGTTTGAGCTATTGCATTTAGGCTGGCAGTATTATGCAGGATATGGAGTTCAGACAATTGAGCAAGTAGAAATTGAAGGTCTGCCTAACTTATGGAAAGGAGATGGCATGTGGCTTACTCATGCATACATCGTAAGCCTACAAGGAGCTAAGATTTATGAGGAAAGGACAAGGGTGCAAAACAATGGGCTTGATGGAATGACATCAGTTATTCAATCTGATATGCTGGCTTATGGTTTTAGGCCTTACATAGCAACTCAAGAAACATTAACAGGAATCCAAAAAACTACAATTCATCACACAGGGTAATTTTTAATCAATTTATAAAATGGATAATTTACAGTACATCCGGGATGCCATCAGAGATAATGGCTATAATGCACAAGTAACAGTTGTGCGTTGGGAAATGAACCCATCAACAGGGGCGCAAGACCATGCATTTAAGTTTCAAGTCAATGCTCGCATTGCACTTCGTGAACTTCAAAAGCCAATCAATAAAAGAGGGTACAGCTGGTCAAAGGTTAGACCTTTGGGAGATGTGATTGTTGGTAAGACAATTTC